TCTATGCAACCAGTTCATAGGGATATGGCGCGAGAGACAACCACTTTTACTTCTATTACCTATTTAAATGATGACTTTGAAGGAGGGGAAACTTATTTTACAGATGAGGACTTACTTATTAAACCAAAAGTAGGACGAACTATTTTATTCGATGGTAAAAGATTTGAACATGGTGTTAGGAAGATTACAAATGGAACCCGTTATACACTTGCACTTTGGTATAGTAATAATGTAATGGAATGTGAAGTATGAAGATTGCAATTATTACCGATCAGCATTTTGGTGCAAGAAAGAACTCTAAACTTTTTCATGATTATTTCTTGAAGTTTTATGATGATATCTTTTTCCCCACTTTGGAAAAGGAGGGTATTACCACCATCATTGATATGGGAGATACTTTTGATAGTCGTAAAGGGATAGATTTTTCGGCATTATCATGGGCAAAGAATAATTATTATGATCGCCTCCGTGAGATGGGATGTACTATTCATACTATTGTGGGTAATCATACAGCATATTATAAAAATACAAATGAAGTGAATGCTGTAGATTTATTACTTCGGGAGTATGACAACGTTAAGGTATATTCAGAAACTACTAATATATCAATAGATGGTTTAAGCATTCTTCTTGTACCTTGGATTAATCAGGAGAATGAAGAGGTGTCTTTGAGACTTATTAAAAAGTCAAAATCTCCCGTCTGTATGGGACATTTAGATCTTAATGGTTTCCATGCTACTCAAGGGCACATTCAGGAACATGGGATGGATTCGAGTGTGTTTGAGAAATTTAAACTTACTTTTTCTGGACATTTTCATATTCGTTCTAGTCAAGGTCCTATTCATTATTTGGGTAATCCATATGAGATGTTCTGGAATGATTGTAATGACACAAGAGGATTTAATTTATTTGATACCACAACTTTAGAACATACACCGGTTAATAATCCTTATACTATGTTCCATAAGATTTTCTATGAGGATACTAATCACCAGACGTTTGATACTAGAAAGTATGAGAATAAAATTGTAAAAGTTATAGTTAGAAAAAAGACAGATCAAGTTTTGTTTGAGAAGTTTGTTGATAAATTGTATGCAACTAATATTGCCGAATTAAAGATTGTTGAGAATTTTCAGTTTGAGGAATCTGAGGAATTTGAGGCATTTGAATCTGAAGATACTCTCTCTATTCTCAATCGATATATTGAAGATGCTGATGTAAATTTGGATAAATCTCTTATTCAAAAGATGCTTCAAGAAGTATATCAGGAGGCATGTGAGTTAGTGTGAGATGTTTATTCTAGCGATGCATGGCAAAGAGAAAGAAGGAGCTTATTCTGTAACTGATGAACATGGAGAGCAAGTTTTATATCTTTTTGCTAATGGTGATGATGCCATGAGATATGCATTGATGCTAGAGGAAATGGATTATCCTGAAATGCATGTGATTGAAGTAGAGGATGATGCTATTATGAAAACCTGTACTATACATGGTTATCATTACACAGTTATTACTTCAAATGATATCGTAATTCCCCCTCACGGTGATCATGATTTTATTTAAAAAAATAAAATTTAAAAACTTTTTAAGTACGGGTAATCAGTATACTGAGATTGTTCTCAATGATTGCTCGACAAATCTTATTGTGGGAACTAATGGTGCAGGCAAAAGTACTATATTGGATGCATTAACCTTTAGTCTTTTTGGGAAACCATTTCGTAAGATTAATAAACCTCAGTTAGTTAATAGTGTTAATGAGAAGGATTGTGGAGTAAGTGTAGAATTTTCTATTGGGGATATTGAGTGGAAAGTAGTAAGAGGAATAAAACCAAATCTTTTTGAGATTCATAGAAATGGGGTGGTTCTTGATCAATTTTCTTCTGCTAATGATCAACAGAAGTGGTTGGAGCAGAATGTTTTAAAGATGAATTATAAGTCTTTTACTCAAATTGTTATTTTGGGTTCTAGTACTTTTGTCCCTTTTATGCAATTGACTGCCAATCATCGTCGAGAGGTGATTGAGGATTTATTGGATATTAAAATCTTTTCTTCAATGAATAGTTTGATTAAAGAGAAGATTCGTGGGGTGAAGGAAGAGATTAAAGTTCTTTCTTTAAAGAAAGAGTCTCTCAATGACAAAGTTAAGATGCAGGAAACTTTTATTGAGGAAATAGAGAATCGTGGTAAAGAGAGTATTGGAGAAAAGAATGATAAGATTAAAGTATTAGAAGTCGAAGTTGCGACTCACATGGAACAGAATACTATTACGGAATGTGACATTAGTGATTTAACAAAAGAGCAAGAAAAGGTTATAGGTGCTACCGAAAAACTTCGTACTTTTGGTAACCTAAAAGGTAAGATTTCTAACAAGGTATCAACCATTACCAAAGAGCATAAGTTCTTCACGGATAATGTAACATGTCCTACATGTACTCAACCAATCGAGGAGGAATTCAGAATAAATAAAATTACAGACGCTCAATCTAAAGCAAAGGAGTTGCAATCTGGTTTTAAAGAACTAGAGGAAGCAATTAAAACAGAGGAAGAGCGAGAGCGTCACTTTACCCAATTATCTAAGGAGATTACTAAACTAACGCATGGCATTTCTAAAAATCATACTCTCATCACTGGATGTCAACGACAGATCCGGGATTTGGAATCGGAAATTCAGAGACTTACCGATCAAATTGCAAACAGAAATACTGAGCATGACAAGTTAGCAACCTTCAAAGAAAATTTACAAACTACATACGACAAATTAGCTTCTATTAAAGACACAGTAAACTATTATAATTTTTCTTATAGTTTACTGAGGGACGGTGGAGTTAAGACTAAAATCATCAAGAAGTATCTACCGCTGATAAACCAGCAAGTAAACCGTTATCTACAGATGATGGATTTCTACATTAATTTTACTCTTGATGAGGAGTTTAATGAAACCGTACAGTCTCCTATTCATGAAGATTTTTCTTATGCATCGTTTAGTGAAGGTGAAAAAATGAGGATAGATTTAGCACTCTTATTTACTTGGAGAGAGGTTGCTAGATTTAAGAACTCGGTAAATACTAATCTCCTTATTATGGATGAGGTGTTCGATAGTTCATTGGATGGATTTGGAACAGAGGAGTTTCTTAAAATTATTAGATTTGTTATAACGGATGCTAATGTTTTTGTTATTTCTCATAAACAAGGAATGGAAGATAGGTTTGAGAATTGTATTAGATTTGAAAAAGTAAAAGGATTTAGTAGAATCGTGTGAAAGTTATTTTAACCAAAAAAGTTTTTGTTAATGGAACGTTTGATATCCTTCATCGGGGACATTTAGAACTTCTGAACTATGCCAAAAGTTTAGGAGATGTGTATGTGGGGATTGATACGGATGAGTGTGTGAGGGAAAAGAAGGGCCCTTCACGTCCTATCCATACTGAAGAAGAGAGGAAGTTTTTGCTGGAGAATTTAAAATCAGTTGATGAAGTGATATTCTTTTCTAGTGAACCTGAATTTGAGGAATTGATAAAATCCTTGAAACCTGATATAATTGTGGTAGGTTCTGATTGGAAAGAGAAATCCACTATAAAAACGTATTATGATGGTGAATTAATTTTCTTTGATAGAAGAGAAGAATATTCCACCACCAAAACCATTCAAAAGATGAGTAATGCCTGTATATAAGCAAGCTAGACCCCAATTTCCTAATCCCGCTATAAGATTCTTTTACGCTCATATTCCACGTACTGCTGGTAGATTTTTGCGTAGCAATTTCTTGCAGAATGGATTTGAATGGGAAACTACTGCTATTGCTATTGATTTTGATAGTTTTGATAAAAAGGAAGCAGAAGGAATAGAATTACATCATCTTAATAGAGTAGAATATGAGAAGTATTATAATGTGCAGGGAATTCCTCATATTGCTATAGTTAGAAATCCTATTGATAGATTTATGGCATGTACCATGTTCTTGAAAGAGATGTATGGAGATTGTCAGGAATTGGTAGAGGATCCTATGATGTTTTCTACTATGATTCAGAATTTTCCTATTCCTTCTTCTAAGAATTGGTTTTGTCCTCAGATGGATTTTATTTCTTCAGAAACTAATTTATGGAAATTTGAAGACGGGTTTGGTAAAGATTTTGAGGAGTGGTTTGAGGAAGTTATAGGAACCCCTAT